GTTAATTTTATTAAAGGAGCATTTGCTGAAGTAATAGGTCCTAATTCTGCTAATTATACTATTAATTTTTATGATCAAGATACAAACCAATTAAAATATTATTGTGATGTAACTAATAATATGTGGACTCGTTCTAATATTAAATATTTTATAAATTGGAAGATTGAAGTAGTAAATAAAGAAACTGGAGAAGTAGAATTAAAACATATATTTAATCCTAAAGGAAAACGTATTTACATTCATTTAGATTCTTCTGCTATTGGAGATACATTAGCTTGGTTCCCTCATATAGATGAATTTAGAAAAAAATGGAACTGTGAAATAATTACATCTACATTTCATAATGAATGGTTTGAAAAAGAATACCCAGAATTAGAATTTGTAAAACCAGGAACTGAAGTGCAAAATTTATACGCAATGTATAGTATTGGATGGCATTATAATGAAGATAAAAAATATGATGATACAAAAATCCCAATTGATTTTAAGCAACATCCTTTAGGTGAAACAACAACTTCTATATTAGGTTTAGATTATAAAGAAATAAAACCAAAAATTACAATACCTAATAAAGGAAAACAAATAGATGGAAAATATGTTGTTATAGCACCTCATGCTTCGGCACACGCCAAATATTGGATGTACCCAGGAGGATGGCAAACTGTAATTGATTATTTAAAAGATCAAGGATATAAAGTAGTAATGATTACTAAAGAACGTTTAGGAAATGATTGGCATGATTCTAAATTAGGAGGTACTTTAAAAGGAGTAATTGATAAAACAGGTGATTATCCTATAGAAGATAGAATGGTAGATATTAAATATGCTGATGCTTTTATAGGTGTAGGTAGTGGTTTAAGTTGGTTAGCTTGGGCTACTGGAACTCCCGTTACTTTAATTTCAGGATTTAGTGAACCTTATAGTGAATTTTTAGACTGTGAACGTGTATTTAATTATGATGAGGATGTATGTACTGGATGTTTTAATAGAGAATGGCTTAATCCTGGAGATTGGGATTGGTGTCCAGATCAAAAAGATACCCCACGACAATTTGAATGCAGTAAAACTATTACTCCTTCTCGTGTACTTGCATCGATTAATAGAACCCTTAATATTTATAACAAAAATTAAATTATGGCAGGATTAGACAATTCAAATATATCTACAGGTAATACTGTTGAAGCATCTGATATTCAACAATTATATACCGCATTAGGTACAGGTTCCCCTGGTACTATTGATGGTTTAGTTATAACCGGTAGTCTTAAAGGTGACGTTGAGGGTGACGTTACGGGTGATTTAACAGGTAACGCAGATACAGCAACCACTTCTACTAATTCTAATTTTGGTAGAATATCTAATAATATAACAGCACCAACTTCTTACTCAGTTGTATTTGCTGATGCTCCTACGTCTCCAACATATAAACAATTATATGTAGACTCAGGCTCAGATGGCTCAGGTATGCATTATCAACCTTCAAATAATTTACTACAAGTTACCGCTTCATATGCTGTTACCGCATCTCATGCTTTAAACAGTGGAGGTGGTGGAGGAAGTTCTGTATCATTAAGGATAACAGAAGATAGTAACCCCGCATTCCCTGGAAATTCTATAACAATGGTTCCTTTTGGAGGTATTTGGAATCCTTCAGTTACAGGGGGAGCAGGTGTAGATATATTCTCTATTTTTGGTAAAACCCCAACTCAATTTGGGGCAGATATATTAGCAACAGCTACCTGTTACGACCCAAATTTTATAGGTCCCGGAGCTAATACAGCAATTGGAATAACTTTAGATACTACAAACCCAGCCCAACCTTTTCTTAATTTTACCGATAGTGTTGGGGCCCCATATAACAAAGAAGTTTCTTACCACGGATGGTTAGAAAATTAAATTAACAATAAGTTTTATATATTTATACAATGGAACAACAGTTTTTAACCCCTGAAGAACTTACAGAAATTAAATCTTTAAATAAACAAAGAAATAAACTAACTGAATTATTTGGAAGTTTAGAATTTGACCTACAATTAATAAAAATAGAAAAATTAAAAGTAGTAGAAGAATTAAAAAATGTAAGTGAAGCTACAGATAAAATGGCTCTTAACCTACAAGAAAAATATGGAGAAGGCAACGTTAATGTAGAAACAGGAGAGTTTATAAAACGATGATTTTTAAAACCTTTCTATATATTTATAACAAAATAAAATAATACAAAACAAAATGGCAGAAACATTAATATCTCCAGGAGTATTAGCAAGAGAAAACGATAATTCTTTTATCTCCGAAAGACCTATTAGAAACGCGGCAGCTATTATTGGTCCAACAGTAAAAGGTCCAGTAGAAGTTCCAACCGTTGTTACTTCTTATAGTGATTATGAAAGTAGATTTGGAACTACTCTTACTAGTGGTAGTTTAGAATATTCTTATTTCACATCAATCGCTGCATTTAATTACTTTTCAAATGGTGGTGAGACACTTTTAGTATCAAGAGTAGCTAATACAGCTGCTGATTATGCCCCAGCAAGCTCATCAGCTGATTTATTTGGTAGTGGTACTTTAGCGGCAGTTAATGGAATTACATTCAAAACTTTCGGTGATGGTGTTATTTATAATAGTGACGGAGCTGAAGATGCTGAAGGTGCATTAGTAAGTGGATCTTCTGATAACTTAAGATGGGAAGTAACAAATTCAAATGTTTCCAATGGTACATTTGATCTTCTTGTTAGAAGAGGTGATGATAACACTGATAATAAGATTGTAGTTGAAGCATGGACGGGTTTATCATTAGATCCTTTAGCCTCTAACTTTGTTTCTAAAGTAATAGGTGATATGTATGAAACTTATGATTCAGTTAATAACCAAATTTCAGTTAACGGAAATTATAAATCAAACTCAAGACATATTTATGTAGGTTCAGTCACTTCTGGTTTCTTAACACCAAATTATTTTGATAATAATGGAGTTGCAAAAGCAGCATATGCTGATATGATCCCAGTAAATGCTAGTGGTTCATTTGGAGCTGCAGAAGGTGATTTAATTAATGGAGTTAATTTTTACGAAAATATTACAGATACAAATACTCAAGGTTTAGTAGCTGCTGATTATACCGACATGATTAGCTTATTAGCTAACCAAGATGATTATAAATTCAATACATTATCAATCCCAGGTTTATTTAACTCGGGAACTAATTTAGCTACTCCAATTGCAAATGCAATTAATAACACTCAACAAAGAGGAGATAGTATTTTTGTAATGGATTTAGTTGATTATGGTTCAACAGTAACACAAGTAACTACTCAAGCAGCTACTAGAAATACTTCATATGCTGCTTCGTACTGGCCTTGGTTACAAATAATTGATCCAAATTCAGGTCAATTAGTATGGGTACCAGCATCAACAATGATCCCAGGAGTATATGCATTTAATGATTCAGTTTCTGAACCATGGTTTGCACCTGCAGGTATCAATAGAGGTGGTTTAGATCAAGTTATTAGACCTGAAGTTAAATTAACCCAAGCACAACGTGATTCATTATACTCAGGAAAAACAAATCCAATTGCTTCATTCCCAGCAACAGGAGTAGTAGTATATGGTCAGAAAACATTACAAACCAAAGCTTCTGCTTTAGATAGAGTAAATGTTAGAAGATTATTAATTGCTTTGAAAAACTACATCTCAGATGTAGCTCAAAACTTAGTATTTGAACAAAACACAATTGCAACAAGAAATGCTTTTATAAGCCAAGTTAACCCGTACTTAGAAACAGTACAACAAAGACAAGGTTTATATGCATTTAAAGTAATTATGGATGAAAGTAACAACTCAGCAGACGTAATTGATAGAAATGAAATGATTGGTCAAATTTACCTCCAGCCTACTAAAACAGCTGAATTCATTTACCTAGATTTCAATATTTTACCAACTGGAGCTACTTTCCCTGCATAATTTTTTAAAAGTTAAATATTTATAATAAAATAAAATAAAATGGCGATATTAGATTCCAACGAAATTTTCTTCACAGCTTTCGAACCGAAAGTACAAAATAGGTTTATCATGTATGTTGATGGTATTCCTGCATATACTATTAAAGGTGTTTCATCTGTAGGATTTGCACAGGAAGAAATTAAATTAAACCACATCAACACTTATAGAAAAATCAAAGGTAAATTATCATGGAATGATGTTACAATGACTCTATTTGATCCGATTACTCCATCAGGAGCTCAAGCAGTAATGGAATGGGTAAGATTACACCATGAATCAGTTACTGGTAGAGATGGTTATTCTGATATGTATAAAAAAGATGTAACAATCAACGTATTAGGACCTGTAGGTGATATTGTTTCGGAATGGATCTTAAAAGGTGCATTTATTAAATCAGGCGAATTCGGAGAATACAACTGGGATAATGAAGCTGCTGCTCAAAATATGACAGTAGTATTAGGAATGGATTATTGCGTATTGAACTTCTAATAAAGAAATTCAAGATATTTTAAAGAGGAGCTTGGCTATGTCAAGCTCCTTTTGTATGTTAATATTTATCATAAGACAAAAGTTATTATTAAATAAAAATTTATGGAACAACAAGAAAAACCCAAATTCAAATTCCCAACAGAACACGTTGAATTACCTTCAAAAGGATTATTATATCCTGAAGGTCATCCTTTATCTTCTGGGGTAGTAGAAATGAAATACATGACTGCTAAAGAAGAAGACATTTTAACTAATTTAAATTATGTTAAACAAGGTATCGTAATTGATAAACTACTTCAATCATTAATAGTTACAGAGTTTGATTATTCAGATTTACTTATTGGTGACAAAAATGCAATTATGGTTGCCGCCCGTGTATTAGGATATGGTAAAGATTATCCTTTTACTTATGAGGGAGAAGAAATAGTAGTTGATTTATCTGAATTATTGCCTACTGAATTAGATGAAAGCACAATTACTAAAGGTATTAATGAATTTGAATACACCTTACCTTATTCCAAAAATAAAATCACTTATAAGATATTAAATGGAAAAGATGAAAAAGGAATTGAAGCTGAAATTAAAGGATTAAAACGCATTAACAAAAATGTGTCTGCTGACATATCTACCCGTCTAAAACACCAAATTATTTCAGTTGATGGGGATGCTGATAAAAAAACAGTACGTGAGTTTGTAGACGGTTATATGTTAGCCAGAGACTCAGTTGCCTTTAGACAACATTTAAAAGCTACACAACCTGATATCCAAATGACATTTATTCATGATGGTAAAAATGGCGAGGAGGAGGTCGCAGTACCCATTGAGGTACAGTTTTTTTGGCCTGACTCAAGAATATAGGTTTAACCTTTTTAAACAAATCCATGAGATAATATATTACGGAAAAGGATATGATTATGATACGGTATATAATATGCCATTGTGGTTGAGAAATATTACTTTTAAATTCATTCAGGATTCTATCAATCAGAGAAATGAAGCTGAAAGAAAAGCATACGAAGGATCTGAAGGAAATACAAACACAAACTTAGATTGGGTTAATCCCGATAGAAGTAAATTAAAATAAATATTTAGGAGGCATCAAGTTTTTGGTGCCTCTTCATATTTATGACATATACCTAATGTCTAATGGCTAGTAAAGAAGAAATACAAAAGCAGAATATTGAAGAAGCAAACCAAGCTTTGGGGGAACAGCTTAGTTTAGTTGCCCAACTCAATGATAAAATGGTTGATCTAACTAAGACCCTAAAAGAAAAAGGTACTTTAGATAAATTATCAGCAACCGCTGTTAAAGAAGTAGTAACAGCAACTAAAAATCTAAAATCAGAATACGATTCCGTAAAATCAGTTCAAAAAGACATTGCTAAAAATGAAGAATTAACTAATAAGTTAGTAAAACAAGGAAATGCTTTAAAAGTTGAGGGGGGGAAAAAACTTGATGAGGAAGTTAAAATGCTTAAAACACGAGAAAGCAGTTTAACAAAAGCACAAAATAAACTTGCTAAAATGAATCAACAAAAAGCTTTAGGGCAAAAAGTTGATGAAGTTTTACTTAAACAAGCTGAAGATACCGTTCTTAAAAAACAAACCCAACTTGATATAACTCTAGAAACTCTTAGTGCAGAAGCAGAACAATTAGCTTATATAGAAGAAGCAGAAAAAGCAAATGCAGCTAATGCTCAACATTTAGCTGAACAGTTAAAACGTCAACAAAACCTAGAAAAAGCCGGAGGTAGAACTGTTAAAAATACAGCTGCTCTTGGAACAATATTTAGTAAACTAGGAATGTCAGGTATAGGTAAAGTATTCTCCGATGCCTCCAAATCAGCTGCAGATTTTGCTTATGAAGCTACCAATGGTGGTAAAAAAGCTATAGGTATGTTCGGTAAACTAAAAATAGCAGCTAAAGGGTTAGGAGCTGCTTTGAAAGTAGCTTTAGGGCCTCTTGCTTTAATTACTATGGCTATTGGGTTTATGCAAAAACTAGCAGCTAAAGGTAAAGAAGGAGCTGCTCATATGAGAGCCATGAGTCATGATACCATGGTAATGGGTAGAGAATTAGGAGTATCAGGTGAGAAAGCAAAAGAATTAGCAGGACAAGCAACCGCAATAGGTGGGGCTATGAGTATGACTACAGGAGCTGCCAAGCAAGCGGCTGGTGCTGTATATAGTGCATTAGATGGTGCTGAAAAAGTATCAAATAAAACATTAAAAACATTTATCCAATTAACTAAATATGCAGGAATGTCTGCTGATAGTATAAAGGATATTAAAAGTTTATCTAAATTAAGTGGTCAAGAAGCAAGCAAAGTAGCAAATGCTATGGCTAATCAAGCAAAATCCTCTATTGTAAGTTTAAAACTTAACACCAGCATGAAATCTCTTATGACTGCTGTAGGAAAAGTTTCAAGTAATATTAAATTAAATATGGCGGGATCAGCTGTAGGTATTACAAAAGCGGTAGCACAAGCTAAAAAATTAGGTTTAGAAATGTCTCAAGTAGAAGGTATTGCTTCCTCTTTACTTAATATAGAAGATTC